GACACCTTGGACTTCTGCCGGCGCCAGGAGCGCAGGATGCCGTTGATGAGCTTGTCCGCGTCGAGGTCGCCGATCGTGTTGTCGACGAGCAGGGCGACGGAGCCGGTCAGCGACCCGCCCGTCCCGTAGGTCACAGTGATCTGTCGGGACGGCGTGATGCTCGCGTTGAGGGTGAGCGTGGCCATCGGCTACTACTCGACCGCGTAGACGATGTACCCGCGGACCGTGCCGCTGTCCGGGTTGGCGGCCTCGAACTTGGCCGTCAGGGTGATGCCGGCGGACAGACGCTCGCGGCCGAGACCGTACAGCGCCCAGGTGTTGGCGAAGTCCGACTGGCCCGCGGCCGTGGCCACGTCGACTGCCGAGGCGTACTTGTTCTCGGTCGTGCCGTCACCGATGTCGAGCGTGACCGACGTACCGAAGTCGGTGAAGTCGATGCGGCCCGAATAGATGCGGGCGCCTTCCGGGATACGAGCCAGCTCGACGAAGTCGTTCTGAGCCACGTCGCCCGTGAAGGAGAAGCGGGAGACGCGCAGCTTGCCGCGGCTCTCGTCCGAGAGCGGCTTGGTCTGCGGCGTCGCGCGGAGGGAGGTGATCTGATCGGAGTAGAGGGTAGCGTACAGGGCGCGCATTGCGGGGTTCCTATGTGGGAGGGAGAGTGGGCAGCGAAGCTATTACGCTTCGCTGCAAAGAACGGACACCACCATGGCGTCTTCGACGCGGAGCGCGCCCCAGGAGCCGCAGGTGTAAATCTGCTGCGAGTAACGCTTGTCGGGGCGCGGCGAGGCGACCGTGCTCGGACCCATGGCCATGCCGAAGCGGATGGCCGGCTGGGCGTAGGCGAAGCAGTTGCGCTCCGTCGAGACCAGGCCGAGACGCTGTGAGCGGATGAACTTGAAGCCCATGTACTCGTCGACTTCGCCGCGAACCAGCGCCTTGACCGTGTTGAAGTCGGCCGACGTGACCTTGTCGTCCTCCAGCAGCTCACGGATTTGGCGCGCGGTGGCCACGAAGAAGCGCGGGTAGAACTCGTCGACTTCGTTGGCGTCGAGGATTTCCTTGGCGCGGATCAGCTTGTCGATCGTCAGGCCCGTCGAGCCCGAGGAGAGCTGCTGGGTCGAGGTCGGGAAGGGGGTCGTGCCCCCGCCGGTGTGGCCGGTGACGGCGGTCGCGTAGAGCGCGCTGATGATCGCGTCGTCCATGCCGCGGCCCATCGTGCCGGCGTGCTTCTGGGTGTACATGCTGTCCACCTGGATCAGCATCTTGACGCGGTCCTGCTTGTCGATCAGATCGGCGACATCGAAGTCCTTGATGAAGCCCCAGCGCCGGGTCTGCGGCGTGTTGTTGAGCGGGGTGTCGCCGTGGCGCTCGTTGATCTCGTTCGGGGCGTCGACCTTGCCCATGATCTCGACGGTCCAGCTCTCGCCGGTCACGTCTTCGCGCATCACGGTGCCGAGCAGGCGGGAGAACTTCTGTTCCGCCAGGGAATGGACCATGGACGAGAACTGCGTAACGTACGCGACGGGGATATCAACAGAGTATAGCGCACGCATTTGCGTGTTCACCTTTCGACAGGTTGTGGGGGTTTTCGGTGAGCCGCCACGGGTGTCCTGCGAAGGGCCGTATTGAACTCGGTCGATTGTGCATTACCACAACCGACCGATGGATGTCAAGTCAACGGGAGAAGGCGCCGAGCAGCATGAAGTAGATCAAGACGACCGCGGCCAGTGCGCCAAGGACGAAGCCGAGAGCGAACCACATTACAGCTTCTCCAGAAAAGTGAACACCGCGTCCAGCGCCCCGAAGGCGATGAACGCGATCGCCGACGCAGCGCCGAGAACGAAAGCTACGGCGAGCCAGAGCATGACCTAGACCTTCTTGTTGCCGTCGAGGCGGGCGAACAGCTTGGCCGCCTTGGCTTCCAGCTCGCGGCGCTTGACGGGGTTCTTCTCGTCGATCGCCTGCTGGATCAGGTCGGTGGCCTGGCCGCGAAGCTGGCTCGGGTTCATCGGCGTGTTCTCGTTGTCCTTGTCGCCGCCGCCGCCGTCTTCCGCGTAGAACTCGGCCACCTTGGCGAACGCCTTCAGGAGGACGGGATTGGTCCCGAGCTGGGCGCCGTTGATCGCGTCGATCAACTCCTGGCCACCGATGCGCTCGATCCCGAGCTGCGCGTCCCCGATGAACTTGTCGAACGTCTCCCCCAGCTCGGTCTGGAGCGCCTTGATCTCGTTCGCGTGCTTCTCGTTGCCGGCCACGACCGTCGCATCGTAGCCCGCCTGGGTGCTCTCGCCGATCGCCTCGACGAGGCCCTGGAACTGGTCCGGCAGGATGCCGAGGCCATGGGCCGCTTCGCGCAGCTTGGCGAACGCCGGCTTGCTCACGTCCACAAAGTCGCCGCCCTTCTTCGGGGCCGAGACCTTGTAGTCGTCCAGCTTCTCGGGCAGGCCCAGCTTGGACAGCACGCCGCGGCGCGTCTCGGGGTCTGCGTTCGGCGGGATTTCGACCAGCCGGTCGATCGGCTTGCCGATCAACTTCTGGGCGTTCTCGGCGCCGGTTACGAGGTCCGCGAGGTTGGCGTACTTGGCGGCGACGCCGGTACGCAGGTTCTCGGGGAGGGCGGTTCGGTAGTCCCAGTCGTCGGGGAGCTTGAAAGCGCCAGCACCATCGCTGCCACCAGCGCCACCGGAATTGCCAGCGCCACCAGCGCCGCCAGCACCAGGGTCCACCGTTCCACCCGCGCCACCGGTCCCCCCGAGGAGCGAATTGCCGCTGCCACCACCGCTCCCGCCGCCATTGCCTTCTCCTTCGCCGTCGTAGAGAGCCCTCATTTTAGCACTACCACTCATTGGTTTCCACCTTCTCTTGCTGGGGTTCGCGGACCGCTTCCTGGTCCTGTTCGTTCTCGGGCGACCACGCGAGCTGCTGGCCTATGTAGACCATGACCGATCGCTGGCCCTCGTAGACCGCGCTGTGCATGGGGTCGCCGGGCACGAAGGTCGTCCGATTGATGAAGCCGAACTTCGCGACGAGGTGCGCCATGACGATCTGTCCGGCCGGCGAGGAGAACAGCTCCTTGTACGCCGCCGCGACCTCGTGCGGCTGGACCTGCCGATTAAGCTGCGGCATTGGCCTTCGTGACCTGTGCGCCTGCCGTCATCATTGCCGCGGCCCCCTTCAGAGCGTCCGGCGCCAACTGAGCCTGGGCCATCTGTGCCTGCTGCTCGGAGCGCGCCTTGCGAACCTGGTCTACCACAGTCTTGGACTTGATGAAAGAGGCGTCCATGCCGTTGGCCATGGGGATGCGGACCGCGACCTTGTCGGTGTCGATCCAGTCGAAGATGCCGTTGTCGGCCTGCGCCCAGAAGGACATCTGCTCGAAGGTGCGCGCGATGGCCAGGCCCTCAAGCTGCTTCTGCGAGGCGATGAGCGGGGAGACGTACTCCAGCTTGATCTGACGGTTCTGCAACTCGACCGGCGGCATCGGGAGCTGGCCAGCGGCGCGGAGCACGTCGAGCGCGCGCATGGCGATGCGGGAGAACAGTTCCGACTGCATCCGCACGAGCATGGGCGACAGGGCGCGGTTGCGCTCGTCGACTTCCTGCATGACCTGGGTCGCCGTCTTCACCGGGCTGTCCGGGGTGACGAACAGCGGCGTGAAGAAGGCTTCCTTGATGGCCTGCTGGCGGGCGATCAGGAGTTGGTTGCCGGTCTCGATCCGGCTGGTGCCAGGCGGAATTAGCGACTTGATCTCGGCGCCGCCCTCGACGAAGGTCAGGCCACCGGGGAACAGGCGGACCGGCGACACGATCGCGCCGTCCGGCACGACCAGCGGCGGGTCGACGATCTTCTCGGCGCCGCGCAGGATCGTGTCCGACATGCGGTTGACCATGCGGATGTCGGGCATGGCGGTCATGGCCGGCGAACGGCCGTAGATTTCGCCGCGGGCCTTGTACCAGCGCGGGACCATGTAGGGGAAGGTGTTGTAGGAGCCGTACTCCAGGACCCGCTTCTCCTCGCCATCCAGCACCCACACCGAGTAGTAGGCGCTGTCGCGGATCGTGCGCGCCTTGGGGAACTGGGCCACGAGAGGGTCGCTGGCCGGGATCACGGCATGGAGGTAGCGGTCGACTGTCGACAGCTTCTTGTCGTCGATGTTCGCGAAGCTGCGGCCCAGCTTGTCGGCCTTGAACCGCTGAAGCGCGGCGCGCTTGGACTGCTTGCGTACGCGCGTCAGGCTGTCGATCGTCTCGTCCTCGCCCTCCTCGATCGTGCAGTCGTCGAGGTGGTAGGTGCGAATGCGGAGCTGGCCGCCGACCGTGTCCATGTACATGACCGCGGTGCCGAACGCGCCGAGGCTCAAGTAGGTCTGGTGGAGCTGCGAATAGATGTCGGCCATCGGCGCCGAGAGCAAGGCCATCACCTTGCGGTCGAGCCCTTCGAGATAGGCGCGCACGGCCGGCGACCACGCCAGTTCCTCCTCGCCCTCGATCCCAAACTTGATCCACTGCGAGGTCGGCGAGTTGAGCAGGGTGTGCAGGAACGAGCCGAACATTTCCAGAGCGCGCGGTGCCGTACTGTCGAGAACCCAGCGCATCCGGTCCTGGCCGGGCGTGATCTGTTCCATGAACGAGGCTTCGTTCGGCAGGCAGTACCGGGCGATCGACTGCCACAGGACCTCCCACGTCCCGCGCGAGGAACGGCGCTCGCTGTCGCGGCGAATGATCTCTTCGGCTACTTTGTCACGGGCCATCGTTGTCCTTTACGCCCAAACCACGGGCGGGTTCTCAAGTTCTCGAACGGCGCCCGTTGCCTGGATGGCGGCCCACGCTTCGGCGAATCCCGGCCATTCGGTATTGAGCCGCAGCATCGCCCAGTAGCCGTCCATTCGGACGCCCGGCGTTATTACCTCGCCGGTCTCGGGATCATTGACGGGCTCTGTTGCCCACGGCGCCTGCATCGGGGCATGCATGGCGTAGTTGCGGTTCCCGGTCGGGACCGATCCGTCCTCGGGGAAATCGACGCCGATAGCAGCCGCCGCCGCGCGCGCTGTCGCTTCGTCCGGGAATTGCACGTAGATCGCGGGGGACCAGCTCATGCGACCCTCATTGCCACAACACTTTGCAAGGGCGAGAGATCGGTCGGCACCGTGTAGGCGCCCCCGGACACGACGGCTCCGACGACGTTCGTGACGCCGCTCAACCGCGTGATGTCGATGTCATAGGTGCCGTCGGTCATTGCCAGAGACAGCACGTCAGCGGCGCGAGTGACGGCGGCGGAGGTGGTCTTGATGGGGCTGGACGCCGAGGAGCCTTGCGCAAGCTGGGGCTGGCCAATGGCAAAGCCAAGGCTGATAGCTGAGCCGTTCGGGTGCGTGAAGAGGAGCCGCCCGCGCACGTAGGCGACGGTAGCCGCTGTCAACGTCCTCGTTACTTGAAAACGTTGCGTCCTCAGCGCGGCGCTGGTTATCCCGCGTATGGAGACGGTGCTCAAAGAGCTACCGATTACTGCACCAGAACCGTCCAACTCTTCTATTCGGAGCACCGCAGTAGTGATGTTTGTGAAATCGCCGCTCAACAATTTTAGATAAGCCGAGAGCGTCCACGTCTGCCCAGTCGAAGCGGCGATTACAGTCGCTTCGTCCAAGTTGATTGACGAAGAATTACCGCCCGCCGTCCCGGTGTACGTGACTGAAAGAGTCTCAATGCCGTCATCAGTGG